TTGAATCACCTGCCATAGAAGTTGTTGGTGAGACTTTTGCCTGAGGTGTTTCCGTTTTTCCAAAAAATTTATCATACATATCCTTTCCAAAATTTACACCTGGACCATAAGCAAGAGCACCACCAAAAACCCCAGTTCCAGGAATAGGAATTAAAGATGCTAAACCACCCACTGCAGTAGAAGTAATCATACCACCGGTTGTTCCGGCAATTGCTCTTCCCGGATCTTCACCTTGTGCTATATCAAGTCCAGTTAATGCAGATCCTATTAATGAAGGTACTGCCAAACCTCTTAAAAAGTTTTTTGCGCCACCGATTATACCACCACCTCCAGGAGGTTTTGTTCCAGTTCCACCGCCAAGTTTTCCACCACCAAAAAGACCTCCTATAAGTGGAGCGGCTTGAAGGGTACTTCTTAAAACTTTTAGAGGAGATGTGGCAAGTTTAAGTACAAGACCGCCAATTTTTCCTGCAAGTCCGGTAACAGTTTTAATTATTAAATCAAATCCAACTTTAATTGCAGCAAAAGCCCCTACGGCATATCCAATATGTTTGAGAACATTATCTTTAATTTCTTCTAATTTATTTTTATTTCCTTCCGATTCTGCTTTGAGTGCTTCAATCCCTTGATTTGTCAACCATCCAGTAAATAATATAGTTAAAGCTTCTCCAATTCTTTCAAATATATTACTAACTTTTTGCTGAAGGGCCTGAACTGGTCTAGCAAGAGAATTTGTAATATTTTGTTCTAATTGGGATTCTTTTCCCATTCTAATATTTTTTTCTGTAAGTTTTCTCTCACTTTCCGCCTCTTCTGCTGCTTGTCGTTTTTCTAAAGCACTATCCTGCTGTATTAAATTAGAAATAGAAGCAAGACCAGTATTTAATGTTGTAGTTTCTGTCCGTAAAGAATCTATCGTTCTTTTAAGAGCAGAAATCTCTTGAGTTTGTTGAATATTTTGTGCGGTTTGGACTTGTAAATTTCTTTCAACGTTAACCAAACTTACTTGTGGTTGTACAGCAAGAGCACCACCTCTTCCACCACCGCCGCCGTTATCAGGAATCCCACCACTTCCACCACCACTTATAGCAGAACGAGAAACCGTTCTTGCCACAACATCTATAGTGGGTCCGATTGGAGATGATAGACTAGACATTCTGTTGGTTCTTTAGGTTTTGCTCTTCAATATATTGCGAAAGAAGAGTAATATAAACTTCCTTTTCCCAGGGCACCATATTTTCTAGCTCTGTTAATGAATATTTATGATGCTGCATTAACTGAAATGTAGTTCTGTAGTATGACTCCAACGAAGTATGAGTCATCCCTAAGCGAAAAAAGATGTTAATCCCTCCAATATAACTTCACTTTCCACATTAGTATTTGGATTCTTCAGTTTAATAGTATGAGATAATTTAGGCATCGTTTCAAAAAACTTTTCAATTTCCTTAAACTGATTTGTGGTGAGTTGTTCCAAAAATTCGTTCAATTCTTTTTTAGTTGTATCAGAAACATTCCAAGATTCCTCTTCACTATAAATCTGCTCTACACAGGCAGAAATCATCTCAAAAGTATCATTTACAGACACAGATTTATTATCGTTAAAATTGTTCTTAACAAACTCTAGTATAGATGGATATTTCATACGAAGAGTCAAAACATCATCAAGTTTAATATCTCTCGAATGATTTTTATCTACAGTTACTTTAATTTCATCTAGATTGATTGAAATTGGAACTTGTGTCGTTCCATCATCAGGGCAGGTAATTAGAACATCTACAGACTCCCCAACAGACTTTCCACGTACATTCAAGAACAAATATTCAATATCAAAAGTAGATAATTGGTCTACCTTAATTCCTTTAGTAATAATACAATTTGAAATTACAGTTTTCACTGCATCTACAATTTGTTTTGTATCTTCACTTTCCATTGCAATAATTAAAACTTTTTCTTCTTTAACTAGAAAAGGTCTATATTTAATATTCTTTTTTAATGATGGAATTTCCAACTCATATGTTGGCACCGCAATTTTTGGTAATGGCATAATACTCCAATAAAAACTTCATTAAAAATATTTAGGTCAATTATTTACAATTGTAGGAAAGACACTTCCTGGGTTAGTAATTGTACCTCTTACTCCACTTTCATTACCAAGAGATTGTCCAGTTCGATAAGTTACACGAAGATTATCCGATGTAGTTCCAGGAGTTCTTGCAGTTGTTACTGAATTATTGTTATTATTACCAACAATTTCATTCAAACTTAATGATTTACCTGCAATATAACGATCATATTCAAAAGTCACCGACATCTTAAGAATCTCGGATGAAATATAATTTACAGGAATTGCTGACATTTCTGATGGAAATAATCCAATAAAAGTATATTCAATTTCTGCATTGTAATCCCTATCAAACTTTGTAATTGTAGTTCTGTCGGATTTATAATATTCTGGATATTGCATTCTAGAAATATAATCTTTACGATTCTGTCCTATTGGAGAAAGAGAACTTCCAATTGGATTATTAGAACCACTTGCAATAAACTCCATCCAACTTTCCATAAATTTAATGGTATTGTAATTTTTATCTACATAAAATTCAAATGAAATTGGCGAATATTGTCTTGTATGTGCAAACTTCTCCGTTATACCCATGAAATTTCCACTAATATTAGCAGTCGCTAAAGAAGTAGTTGGAAGAGATGCAGAAAAGCAAAGTAATCCAGCATCTTCAACAATAAATCTCTGACTAATCCCTTTACGAGAAAGATATGCCATTAATGGACCACCAAGAGGTCCTACGCCACCAAATTTTACTTCATAATGAGAAGTTTGTGCGAGATTCGTAAAGAGTGGTTTAAAATCAGATATTCTGCGGATACTAGGCACTCTAAATACCTTTTAAGTCTTGTTAGTATAAGTATTTAGATGTCTTATAAGGGAAAATTTAAACCATCATTTCCAGAAAAGTATATTGGTGATCCAACTAACATTATATACAGATCTCTATGGGAACTTAAGTTTCTGAAATATTGTGATACGAATAAAAATATTTTGGAGTACGCATCCGAAGAACTTGCCATTCCTTATCGTTCTCCAGTAGATGGGCGTATTCACAGATATTTTCCAGATGCTTATATAAAGGTCAAAGAACCTGATGGAAGTATTAAAAAATATTTAATTGAGATTAAACCTTATAAGCAAACAATGCCACCACCCAAACCGAAAAGGCAGACCAAAGGATACATCTATGAGGCATATGAGTATGCCAAAAATGAATCTAAATGGGAAGCAGCAAGAGAATATTGTAAAGACAGAGGATGGACTTTTAAGATGATTACAGAACACGACCTTTATGGGAAATAAATAATATATCAATCTATGATGAATTCTCTATGGCACTCACCGGATATGAAAAACCATTAGATGAGTACACACGGGATGAATTAATTGAGATTGCAGAATTTTATACAATTTATTATACAACTGCCAGTGGAAAAGGATCAATCGGTGGATATAAAAGATTAAAAAGAGAACAATTGATCAGTATCATTAAAAATGATCGTGATTATATTAGTAAAAATCCAAAAGCACCCAGAAGAATTGATGGGAAGATACTTACAAATCGTTTTAGTGATTTTAAAAAATCATTAAACGGAACTGAAAAACCGGATAGATTAATGAATGAAATTATGTCGATATTAAGTGGAACTGAAAGTTCTTATCCATTACAGGGAAAATACTATACGTACATTTATTATGCTAAAACTCCAAAAATTCTTTATGATCAACATCCATTAATTAAATCGGGAGGTCCATATCTAAATGGATTCATAGGAGTTAATTATCATCTTGAAGATGTTGTTGATAAGTTGCCACCAATTAGACAATATAATACAGTAGATGGTGATCGATTAGTCAGTGGGTTATATGAATTGAGTCAACAAGAATTTGCAACATTGAGATCAGTCCCATATAGAAAATTAATACAAAATTGAGATAAATAACTAAAAACTATAAATGGCGTTTCAAAATCAATTCTCATCAGCCACTCAAAATGCCATTACTGCTGGATATAAAGTAGCAGCAAATAGAGCACCATCATCAAAAATATTTCGTTATCCATTAAAAAATATTGATAAGTCCGATGATTATTTGCAGATTGAATCTTATGAGTATCTTCCACCAGGATTGAGTCTTGGTGAGACGACTTTCGCACAAAGAAGTTCTGATGATGTTGGATATGGGAGTAAATCCTCTAGAGGAACCGTAATATTACCAATTCCGGAAGGTATTCAGGATAGTAATAGTGCAAGTTGGGGTTCTGGTGATATGGGACCTATACAAACTGCAACGATGGGAGCAGCAGCAGAAATTATTAGTAATGGAAATCCGATTGAAACTACAAAAAATGCAATTACTAATCTAATTAGTAAGGCTAGTGGAGCATCACAAACTGCAGTCGGTCAGAAAGCAGTCCAAACATTTTTTGCAGCAAAAGCAACACAGGCACTAACTGGAGGTGGAGACTTTAATCAGGCACTATCAAGACAAACTGGTGCTGTTTTTAACTCAAACACAGAACTTCTTT